GAATCGGGTTCGGTACCGCCCAACCGATACGCATGACAACTCGCATTGCTTTTGCGTCCTGCTGCATCAGGTTCAAGATGACCTTGCCCTCCGAATCAGAGATTACGCCTTCTGTGAAGATCTTGAAGGACATATCCTCTCTGATCGCAAACTTGGCCTGCTTCATGTCTCCGGCGATCATGGCCGCAACCGTGGTGTCAAACTCGCCGTTCTTCTGATATGAAACAGGCAAGCCATACACTGAATCAGGAGCAGGTTTCAAACCAGGAGTAAATACAATGTTTCCGTTTGCATCACGGAAATTGCGCAAACGAGCTTTTGCCTGCGGAGGTGCAATAAATCCATCAGGGCTGAATCCAGCCTCTTCAAGAACGCCCATTGTGTTAGAAACATCAATGGCAAGATCTGCACCTGTTCCAACGGCAACAACTTGCCCACGGCTGATTGCTGTGGGCACGATTCCTGTCGGCCACGTTACCGGACGATTCTGACCCCAAATCATCGCGCCATCAATCCTGCGATCAAAGGTTTCGATAATACGAGGCTTCACGGCTCCCCATAGGTCATACGAAGAGTCGGCCAAAACATCATCGGGAATTGGAACAATAATTGCAATGGTTTCTGCGACGATGAAAACGTTCTCCCATGCCATCTGCAAGGTCTTTTTCAAACCAGGAGCGCCCTCGTTCGGTACATATCCGGGATCCCCTGTACCATAAGGCATGCCCTTGATGGCAAGCATACGCTCATCATCAATTTGCTGATCCGCACCATCAACGAGACTGTCGCTCGTTACTTCGCCGGTAAAATCGGCCTGCCCAAGCGTGGACAAAATAGGCATTCTGTGCGTTCTCGATGACATATTTGGCAGCTTATCAAAAAGCGCCAATGCCGCTGAGGACTCAACGATGCCGTCCATGATTTCATTTGCCACAGTCTCCGGAATAAGCGGGTATGCGTCGTACTCGGTCGTTAAATGGGTTCCATATTCCCCGTATTCTCCTGCAATTTTAGTCATGATAAAATTCCTCCTTATTGATTAGCGCCGAGCCATATCACGTATGATAGCGTTCATATCTTTCGATTTCTCCGGAGGACTTCCGGCCGGAGGTGTTTTTCCCTTGAAACGCTGCTCAACTGCTTTGGCAATTTCGGCTTTCCATTCTTTTTCCAATACATCAATGTTCTTCAAGGTGTCCGTGGCATTCTCGCCAAGAAGCAGCTCCGTAAACTTGACCGGCAACCCTCGCTCATCCATGATCTTCATCGCATCAAGCATAAGCTCTCTACGATTTATATCCTTATCTTTCTGCTCGAGTTCTTCTGACTTTCTTGCCATTTCTTCCTTGTAGCGTTCCTCTTCAGATAATGACGCAAGCCTGGCAGCATCCTTCTTTTCTTTTTCCAGACGCTTTTCAAACTCAATGGCCTTTTTCTCGTCGTGCGTCTTCAGAGCCTGATTGACTCTCTTATCTGATTCTGCTGCCAACTGCTTTTCATACTCTGCTTTTGTCATCGTGACCATTTCGTCTTTTGTCGGCTCCTGCGGATTCAATGCCCCCGCAATATCCTTATTTTCGCTCATGTTCGATTTCCTCCTCGACTCTGTATATATCTTCCGGCATGTCTACCGCTATGCCCCCATTAACCACGGCCATTTTGACCGCATAACCCATATCAACAAAACGCATTAGCTCTATGTTCTCGTGCTTCTCTAACGACTGTTCTTTATCCTCATATTCGGCAAATGCTTTCAGCTCGTCTCGGTTAAACGCATATAGACCACATTGAATATATCTTGCTGTTCCGGTACGTGTCAGATTAATTAATTGACCGGCATTTTCTAAGACCTTAACTACGCTTTCGGCATTGTGCCGCATATATTGCATACTTCCAATAACACTATTGTATGCTTTCTTTTTGCAATTGTAAATAATATCAATATCATGCACATCTATAAGTGGCTCATCGCCCTGCACGTTAATATATATATCCGCATCTATCTTATTTGCTACTTCGGCAACTCGGTCAGTTCCGGTCATGTGTTTCCCTGTCAGAATAGACGGATAACCGTTTGTAATCACGAAATCGCGCAGCTCAATATCCGGAGTTGCAACTATCGTTGTAAATGCCTTGCTTGCTCTCTCGCATACATGCAATATCATTTCCTTTCCGTTGATTTTAGCCATTGGCTTATTTGGAAATCGGGAAGATCCGAGCCGGGATGGTATGATGATTACTGCTTCCATATTACTTTCTCCATAGCCTCTTTATTGCCGTTTGCATTAAAGTATTGTCTGACCAAATCAACCTTCTCCGATTCGTCACGCTTTTTCGCGCGTTCAGGGTCTACCGGATGAAACAGATGTATGGACGCGCCTGGTATACGCAGGTACGGTAAATCAATCAGGGTAGTTGCCGCCTTAATAAATACGGAGTCCTCGCTCCCCCATCCAACGAATCGCTCATCATGCCCGCCCGCTTGGTCGTAATGTTGCCGAGTAATTACGAAGCACCCTCCCGGTTGTTTCGCCTTTCTTGTCTTAAGCTTCATGCCGGCTAAGTCCACTTTAGGAAACGCATCGCTTGTGCGCAGTCCCAATATGCCCCTGGTGGTCTTCTCGTCAGCAAAATAAATTGCATCATGCGGAAAGACAATTGAGTTTGTAAACGCTGCTTCAACGGCTTTGACAATCTTGTTTTTGATAAAAACCATGTCAACGTCGGTAATGAATAGCACATTTCCGGTCGATCTATGCACACCCTCGTTGATTAACCTAGACTTATTAAACGTGTCCCACCCCGTTTGCTTTGACCTGTCCTCTGAAATGATAATCTCTGCGTCCGGAAACATTTTGCGATAATGCGCTTGTGTCCAGTCTTTATGCTTATCGCGAATGCCTCCGTCTGACCGGAACGCAATAATAATGCTCAGTTTGGTTATTGTTTTGTGCTTAAAATTGTAATCACCCTCGATTTTATATTCCGGCGCTTGAAACCGGTCAGAATGCACACCCTCTGTTCTCCAAACTTGCATCATTCTGCGAATTTCTCGGATGTCTTCTCTGCTGTGTTTGCCGCAAACGGTCTGCGGCCCAAAAAAATGCTGAGTCAAAACAGAGTCAATGTACCCAATCGTCGCACCTGTTTGCGCTAAGCCAATCCAAAACGCTACATCTACATCGCCCGAGTATTCAATGTATGGTGATTTTGCCCACGCCGTTTTACGATATGCCGCATGGTCGTTCGTTTTTCCGGCGTAAAAATCCTCAGCAGTTAGCGCATATTTTCTTATGCCTGATTTCGTCGGGTGTCCGATCCAGTCCATATGCCCCATCAGGATATCAACCTCATCGGATAAACGGCGCTTGATATCAGCCATCCCGTTTTTGGTTATCTTATCATCTACGCATAGGTGCATGATCCATTCGCTATTTGCCGCCTGCACCGCTTTGTTCCGCGCATTACCCATACCGATGTGATCTGCGTATACAATGCGATATTTTACCCGGGACTGCATTTTAGCAACTGCCTGCGTAATGTTTTCGGGATCAAAATCTTTTCCACTTACCAATAGCACAATCTCATCCGGCAATTCATCGCCCGCTAAAACCGCATCGAGCCATTGACCCAAATAGCGGTCGTAGAAATTATAGAAAACTGTAAAAAGGCTTATCGTCATAGGTTCAGCGCCTCCCGCAATCTATCGTCTATCTTGACTCTTGACTCTCTCGATATGATCTTGCGCAGATATTCTTTTTGCGCGTCGATACTATGCCATCGGTTATTGACTTCGATTGCATCTTCGCCCGCCTTCAAATCGCCGTAATCCTGGTATACGCCGGAAGCATATAAGTCAAAGCCCGTTATGGTTAATGATGCGACCTGCGCATTCAATAAATGCACAATCGCCATAATTCCCGTGTTCGGCGCTTTCTCTCGGACGGATTGCTTCACGCTATCTGAGAACCGATGATGAATACAGCTCCAGGGTATTATTGCATTAATTAACGGCGATATATGACGCACTCGTTCGCTTGTCGCTGATTGCCGCACCACGAGCCATTTCAACCCCGTATCTTTCCAAGTAAGTATTTCACCCCTTGATACGAGTGTTTTACCGTTCTTGCCCCTGTGCGACATGATGTGATACAGAATATCAATTCTGCTTCCATAGTCCTCCGGGAATACAATCGGGATTGCATGATTAATTCTGACAACCATATCAAATGAATCGATCCACGATCCCTTACCCATGCCCGTAAGATATCCGGCAGGACCGACAACAACAACATTC